CTCTATTCAAAGAAGCGTTATGCTGCGAAACTTTGGACAAAGGGTAAAGATGATAAGATGCACATGGACTACATTGATGTAAAGGGTCTCCAACTCGTGAGGCGTGATAACACACCCCACATGAGAGAGGTATGTAAGGAACTCCTTGATGTAATTCTCACTTCAAGTGATCCCGGACCACCCAAGGAGTTGGCTAAAGAAAGAGCAATTGAGCTTCTCTCAGGTGATATATCAAATCAAAAACTTATTCTGAGTCAAGGTCTCTCTGATTCATACAAGGTTGGTGGTAAATCTGTATCTATCACAAGTCCTGAGAGTGTCAATATCAACCAATCCCACGTTCAGGTTGTCGTAAAGATGAGAGATAGGAAACCTGGGTCCGAACCACAATCAGGTGATCGGGTTCCATATATCCTCACAAAGACTGAAAACTCCAAGGCTAAAGCATTTGAAAAGGCTGAAGATCCACAGTATGTTGAAGATAATGGTATACCTGTAGATTATCACTATTATTTCCTCAACAAGTTCCTTAACCCAGTGTGTGACCTTTTAGATCCATTATATGAAAATGTCAAAGAGGATATATTTGGGGAAATTATCAATCAGTACAAACCACCAAAACCAAAGAGGGAGCCAGCCCTCAGTAGTATGAAGAAAGAAGAACTCATCACTGAATGTGGACGCCTTGGTTTAGAGGAAACTGGCACACTGGTTATTTTAAGGGCTCGCCTTAAGGAGGCGAGAATCAAAAAAGAAGAATCAATTGAAGACCTATTTAAAAATTACAATCCAATAGATAGTAAGGATGAGCCTATATGAAAAGATTACAAAACTTATTGATGAAGAATTGGAAGATAAAGTAAATTTAATACTCAATGAGTATGCCGAAAAAATATCAAAAAAACACGGTATATTACTGGAATTACTACTGAAAGATATTCCAGAATGTTATATGACTACTATTTGTAAGGGTACCAAAGCGACATCTGGTCATAGATGTAGTTTTAAGGCGGTTGAGAATGGGTATTGCCGACATCATACTTTACAAGGGAAACGTATATGTCAAAGAATATTTTCTTACTCAAGTCTACACACTCACGGACCAGAGAAAATGTTTGTTAATGGATGTCCAGGATGTGAATCTTCATCTTCTAACAAGCTTATAGATTTAGATAATGTTATAAAGTAATGAGCAAAAACGATATTCTATTAACATCAATAAACAATTTCTACGACGAAGAAAAGAATAAAACTACACTACTTAACATTCTAGACAAGTCAAGTGGTATCTCACTTCGCAATTTGGAATGGTTCATCACCAACTATGCGAAGAAGAATCATACTATGTATCAGACCGGTGACGGTAAATTATTTACAGTTCATTGCGCCTATAAATCTAGTCTTAATGGATACAGTAAACAATTATTTGACCCATTCTGTAGATCTCGAAAATTTACATATGTAGTTCCGGGTACATCTCATGAAATTCAAACGACTTTGGCGCAATTGAACTTCATCAAATGGTGTATCAAGAATAACATCATTGACTATATTAGTAATAATAAAGAAAAACTTTTTAGTAAGCAACTGACATGAAACCATTGTGAAATACAAACGTTTGGTATCCGGTATAGTACATGTATAGTGAGAATGTCTCGGTTGTAATATCAATTAGAGAAGTATCCAATTTAACTTCAATATTAGTTTTTTCTGATTGTATCTGACTAAAATCCAAGTTTCCCGATGGTTCCACATTCACCGGATTCAACGAGAAACTATATGTATATATATTCCTAATCGGCCTCGCCAATCTCTTTTGAAATGGGATTAGATACTTGTAGTATGAGTGATCGGTTTTAGTCACATTTGGGAGTCTAGTCCCATTGATGAAAAAACTAGCTTCAGACATGAGGGGGAAGAAAAATGTATTCTCACCAGCAAAATCTAGAGCTGAAGAGAAATTGAACCGATTTTGGTACAGACGTTCACCATCAGTGGATGGAACGGGAACTCCTATCGCATTACTTTCATCTTCAAACTTGGTGTTTCTCAAAAACCAATGAATACACTTCACGGGGATATTAGGAACGAGGTTGTTCTTTATGGTATCCCTATTGAGATCACTCACAATCACGGGGTGCTTACGAACGAGATCTGTTATGAATGTCTGTCTCTGAGATGTAAAAAAGTTCCTCTCTTCAGGGCTTACAGTTATCTCCTCTGTGATAATATTGAATGATGGTAGAGTTACCGTATCTGTCGTATCCGTAAAGAATGATTGTTGATGAAAATCAAACTCGAACTCTATCTTCTGTTTATGAATTGCACACACTGGAAAATAAGGCCGATTTGGTTTATTTGAAGAATATTCATCACTCGCAAACTTTCTGGAAAAGAAGAAGTGAATTGGGATGACAAGATCAGAACTTTTTCGGGCAACACTAACATTAGTGGGTGCCTCATTAAATCCGAGGTTTCTATTTACAAGAAATCTATTTGCTACTTTTTCAGATACTTCTAAATAAAGTTCATCATAGAGGATTCCCCAATCATCGTGGATCTTCTCAACTTCAATATCATCAACATACATCGTGACACTCTTAAAGATGTGTCTACCTAATTGATCCGCGTAATTACCATCGGTTATACCGGGCATAGTTATGCTCAAATACATGTTACTCAATAGGTCACCCATATTTCTCGGATGGAACTCAACTTTGATGGTTTTGTTAAAAGGCCAATTTGCTTCAGCACTACCTGGTTTCCCAATAGTACGACTTCTATGATATTTTCTAAAATCAGAGTGTCTTTTATCGGCGGTATAATTAAAGAAGGATTCGTCTGGGTTATCAGAAAGCAAGTAGCTGTCTTGCTTTCCAATAGCCTTGAGTGAAATTTTCGCAGCTTCACCCATACCTATCTATCTATTGTTTACATATTTTTAATATCCATTTTCCACATATCAATGTGACATGTGTTTTTCATCACTTCAAGTTCCTCCTTTGCCTGTTTGGATTCTTTGAGAAGGTCCTTAACAGATTCTTCTGTGTATTGTACAGTCTTGATATTGAGGAGATAGTCGTAAGTGCCACCAATCTTTGGGAACGTTTTGGAAAGTTCTTCCTCAAGGTCCTGCTTCTTGCGTTTGAATACTACAATGTGACCCTCTATGACCATGGTTACAAACTTGGATTTGTATCCACACATAGTAGCCCTCGTCTCAAGAACCTTGATGAGATGTGCCTTTCTCTTCACATAATGATCTTCACGGAGTTCAACAAAGTCTTTGAGAATTTCCTCAGGGCTTGAGTACTTATGAATACCCTTCGTTGGATGGAAAAGATGCATGTTTGATACACGGAAGGTCTTCCTCAATTTGAGATCCTTGAGGAGATCTTTCCCTGTGTAGTCTGTAATTTCAAAATGAACATCCTCCGTTGTGGAATTATTCGTAAATCCACTAATCAACTTCTTTTCAACGAGATTGTCAAGGTATTCCTTGTAATCTTGTGTCCAACGACCAGGGGGTAATTCAGTGACCACAATATTCATTCCCTTCCATTTCCATACACCTTCCATCATCCATGTATCATCCTCCTTGTGTACTTTCCCTTTGAACCCCCTGAACCAAGGTCTCATAGGTACTACTTGTTTTCCATCAAGAATCCTTCCAATATTATCCTTGATATCCTTGGGGTTGAAGGGGGGTACATAGCAACTGAAACCTGTACCAATTCCCTCTGTACCATTAACGAGAACCATGGGGATCGTTGGCATGTAAAAGTCTGGTTCAATTGACCGTCCATCATCATCCAAATAGTTAAGAACCGCATCATCGCGAGGATCAAAGATCTTCCGAGCCTGCTTAGTCAACTTCGTAAAGATGTACCTCGTCTGGGATGCATCCTTACCACCCATGAGACGAGTACCAAACTGCCCACACGGTTCGAGGAGATTGATATTGTTTGATCCCATGTAATCATTGGCTAACTTCACAATCGTATCTGCGAGAGAAACTTCACCGTGATGATAAGAACTCTTTTCCGCAACATACGCAGCCAATTGGGCCACCTTCATTTCATCTTTGAGATTCTTATGAAAACAGGAATACATCACTTTGCGTTGAGATGGTTTGAGACCATCAGCCATGTGTGCGATAGACCTCTTTAGATCCGCAAGACTGAAATTGACCAAATCCTTGTGTACAAAGTTTGTGATGCTCAAGTTCTTCACACTCCCATACGGTACTTCAAGTTCGTTAGCCTCTTTTGCTGTACTCTCCAAAAGCCATGTCTTTCTATCATCAGCTCTCTTCTTATCAAAGGCGAGAATAATAGACTTGTCGGACATGATATCTGTGTCAAATTTCACAGTCAGATCCTGAATCTTCTTGAAATATTCCCGAGCCTCTGCAGAAGTGGAGGTACCGAGACCCTTGTAGTATTTAATCTTCCATCCAGCTTGACCCGTTCCATACCAGGTACGGAACGCTGAGTCTGTGTAAAAAGACTTTGATTGGGAACCCTTAGAAGCCTTGATGATCGGGGTCACCATAGAGACGACGAAACCCAGCTCAAGGAGACTTGGCCAAAAGTAGTGGATCATATTGAGAATGAGACCCTTGATGTGAGAACCATCATTATCTGCGTCTGTCATGATCATTAGCCTTCCATATCGCAGCTCGGAAACATTCTTATAGACTTTTCCTTGTTGGAGACCCAAAATCTTCTTGAGATCATTGAACTCCTGATTGGATGTCAACTGTGACACAGATGCATCCCGGACATTCTTACACTTACCGCGAAGTGGGAACACACCATAGTGATCACGACCAACCACAGAGAGACCCGCAACTGCGAGAGTCTTGGCTGAATCACCCTCTGT